GGGCGGGCTCCGGCTCTGCTTCTTCGGCAACTGCCGCTTCAGCTTCCTCGGCTACAGGCTCCTCTTCCGCAGCTTCTTCCTCTGCTTCTTCGGCTTCAGCAACAACCTCTTCTACCTCTTCGGTCTCATCGGTCTCCTCTAGTTCAGCAACTGGCTCTTCCACCGGTTCATCACCTAAACCAAAGTTCAGATCAAGTGCCTCAACAACTTCGGTGTCCTTATCGGCACCGGGCATTACGTCGAAAACTTGTTCAAACTGGTCTTTTGGGGTTTCTTCCTTCGCCATAAGGCAATCTCCTATTGGGGGTTACGAAAGTTTGGGATATCAGCCTGCTTGGGACGTGCCGCCTGTTTCTTGGCGGAAGTCTGCATAGCAGTAGCAGCCATACGAGTTGCAGCATTTGTTTCTGACTGATCTCGACGGGTCTGATTAGTAAGAGCGGCAAGCTCACGACGCAGCATGAGCTCCTGCTCCTTCATCTGCATCTTGCCTTGCAGTTCAGCGACGCGGACCTGCGGCTCAACTTCAGCCATGTCCTGAACCTTGGCGACGTTCAACGCGGCCTCGGTCTGAGTCTTTCTAACGTCTGCTTCAAGCTGAGCAATTTCAAGCTGCAACTTGGCGATTGCCATCTGTTGCTGCATGGCCATGGCTTCTGCCTGCTCGGGAGTTGGCGGCTCCTGACCAGTAAGCTGGCGGATGCGCTTAGCCAACTCACCCTTCTTGGCAAGGTGGCTGTATTCGATGATCGCGTCGTCTGGTATGGCGACACCGACCTGACGGAGGTTAAGTGCCTCTGCAAACTGCACTTCGTCGAACGAATCGCGGGCAGGTGCTGTGGCAATAACAACGTCGTACTCACCCAGCGTCAGATCATTAATAATCTGGCCTTCCGGCGTAACCTCGTTGATCGTCATTGGCATGCGAGGCTGCAGCGGGTCACTCTCGTCGGTGACCATGATTATTCGCTGCTCGGTGTAGAAGGACTGAATCAGGTCCAGTACTTTTTCCGCGAGATACTGTCGTGACTTCCGCAGGTTGTCGAGTGGCACCTGAATCATGACCACGCCACGGTTCTGCTTGGCTTGGATCGCAACCCCTGATACCTCGGCGCTGTCGGAGCCGAGCATGCTGTCGTTGATGCCCGAGATAGTCTTGATATTCAGCGCAGCTTTCTGGCTTATGCGGTCGAGACCAGTAGGGATCTGATTAGGCTGAATCTTAACGGGCGGCGTAGAACCACGGTTGTACTCAACAACCAGACCCGTCTCAGCGCCGTGCTCTTCCAAATCGTCAGCGGTCATACCCACCAGCGAACCGCTCTCTACCATCCAGCCGCTATTAGCTGTGGTATTAACGATATGCAGTTCTTGGCTGGCGATTTTGTTCAACTGCTCCTGCGGTGACAGCAGGTTTCTTACCATGCCGAACGGTCGGCCACGGCGGAAGTAAGCGAAGAACGGCACAATCGTCAGGTCGTTGTAGGGGCTCCAATCGTCATGCAGCACAACGTGATCGCAAGTTACGGTCCATCTTACTCGCCGCTTCACTTTGCTGATAATGTCCAGCCCGTACTGCTTGGCGAACTTCTTGGCCTTCGCGTCTGACCAGTTCTCCGGCACATCTCGCTGGTCTCCAGTGTTAGGGTCGACGTAGCAGTCCACGCGAGTCATGCGCTTGTGCTGACGCTCGATGACGCGCAGTGCCCGCACGTTGCGGTACTCATCTTCGCCTGGTACGCCTGCGCCGAAATAATCATCTACAGAGTCAGTGTCTCCAAACCGGTTCTCTTCGTATTCGATGGAGTCCCGTCCGAACCCCGCGCCGTTCTCAGCAATGAAGCGCAGCTCTTCTGCTTTCTTCTTACCGTATAGCTCTTCGATTTCGTCTAGGGTCATCCACTTCGTCTCAAACACCTCATTCCATGTCTTTGGGTCTGAGTCCTTAGCGTCTGGGTCGATTAAGATGTCGAGCGGATCTTTTGCGGTAATGCGAATTTCACCCTCAACGTGGTCGCTGAAGTCCATCCGAACGTCGAAATATCCCCGTCCGTCGAGGATCAAGCCGTCGCTGAACACCTGCTGCTCGACCCAGTCGAGTTTATTGTTATCAGCAATCTGCATATACAGCTTGGTCAGCGTCTGGGCGACCTCGGCCTCACCTGCTCGCCGTGGCTTAAACTGCACGTCTGCCCGACGTGTAGACTGCTCACCCAACACCGTGTTCACCGTAGGCAGGATCGTGTTGATGGTTAAGGCGGGACGCCCTTCGTTATCCAGCGCATGCAAATCATCCAAATCCCACTGGTCGCCGCGATAAAAGGCATCACACTTCTTAGCCATCTCAATGTATTCAAGGTGCCCGTTATCCCGCGCTCGGATGTACCGGTCCCACTGCTTTGAAGCCACCTCTTGCTGCTCAGCCGCCGTCATCCGTGACAGTGATTTTTTGTATGCCATGTTATGCACTCATCGCTGATTTGGAGGCCCGCATGGGCCGTACCATGTGTTCCAGCCGGTCTCGCCACGAAGGTGGCTTCACAACTGGCGCTTGGTATGTCGAAAACTCAGACATCATCAGACCCAGCCACGCCAGCGCGTCGACTTGGTCGTCATGTACACCGTTAGGGAACCGCAGTAGTTCTGCGACCAGCGGTCCCGTGAAATCTTCGTCCCTGGGGAAGAACACCATGCCTTGCTGCATCCGCCCCTGGATGGCTCGGGCTCGGGCTTCCTTGTCCCGTCGACCCGTCTTCAGGTCCTTAAAGTACGCCTCATATAAGCCGCGCTCTCTGACGCGCTTCTCCAAGAACGGCCCCAGTGCCATCTCAATGTGACCTTTCTCAATCCCGACGATGCTCGGCTTCCACGCCTCGTAGAGATCAAGAATCTGCTCTACCAGTTCAAAGCCGTCGAACTTACCCCGCACAACATCAATGATGTACAAGCAATCCATGTCGTCAACGCCAATAACCATGCCGACAGAGAAGTCGTTACGGTCACGCTTACCAATGGCCAAGTCCCACGCGGCGTAGTACCGCATCTGGTTGTAGTCAAGATCTTCCCTGTCGTAGTACTGAATCATCTGACGGGAGAAGTAGTCGCCGTCGTCCGCGACCGGATTCTGCTGATAGAGGGCCGACCAATCTCTCGGTCCAACGGCTCTTTGGATCTGTTTGAGGGCTTTAGTGTCGTATCGCTCTGGATGGAGCGCGTCGCCCTGCTCTCGAAACTCTTCGTCTTCCTCTGCAATGGCGGGGTACTTAACAACGACCCACTCATCACCACCTTCGGAACCTGCCTTGAGGAGCCGTCCAGCCAAATCGTCATCATGCCAGCGAGTGAGAATGACAAGTACGCCACCACCAGGAGCAAGACGCGTGTAAGCAGTAGACGTATACCAGTCCCAGTTAGCATCGCGATTATTTTGGCTTTCAGCGTCTTCACGGTTCTTTACCGGATCGTCGATGACAAGGATGTGTGCGCCTTTACCAGTAATACCGCCACCCACACCAGCAGCGACGTAGCCACCACCTCCAGTAGTAAGCCACGCTTCTGCAGACTGGCTGTCAGGATCGAGGCGAGTCTGGAAAGCCGTTTTATACGTGGGCTCTCGAAGGAGCTGACGGACCTTGCGACTGAAGCCCATCGCAAGCGAACCTGAATACGAGCAAGAGATAAATTCGTGGTCAGGGTGACGCCCCAGATGCCAAGCCGGGAACGCCACCGACGCCAAGGTACTTTTTCCGTGACGCGGAGGCATAAAGAGCATAAGGCGCGGAGACTTCTTTTCAGCCACGTCGCGACTGAACTGCTCCAGCCGCTTACAGATGTCTTTATGGACCCAGCCAGCTTGGTAATCGGGGTTAAACCGCTCAACGAACGGTAGGAGCCTTTTTCGGGTGAGTATCCGTAGCGCCAGCTCAGCTTTAGCTTTCTGCTCAAGACTTTGCTCTTCCTCCTTCCGTTCCTGAAGCGCTGCTTCTACCTCCGGCGCGACAGTGGGTGGTGGGAGTGCCTCGCTACGTTCCGCAAGGCAGTAAACGCACTCATCAGCCGTATCGCTTGCAAACAGCGTCTCGGGCTGGAGTGTTTTGCAGTGGGCGCACTCCCTTTTAACAATCTCATTGCTCAACTGACGGCTCCAAGTACGTGTTGTCTTTGCCAGCGATCTTGATGAGCTCTTCGTCTGACAAGCGCTCCAGCTGTTTTGCTGTCGCGTTGATTTGCACGTTTACCTGGGCCTGCGGCTCTTGCTGCACCAACCCATGCAGCTTGACCAAGGAATCAGTGGTGTTCTTCATTTCCGTGGCATTAGCGGAGGCGCTGTAAGCCTCCATATACATGCCGTGTGCGTTGGCGATCGTGAACTTCACGGTTTCCCGCGCTTGTTCCCGAAAATAGTCCAACGCCTTCTGTAACTCGGGTCTGCGTACCGCCTTTAGTGCGGCGTCATACGATTTGTAGCCTGCAGCACGGGCCCCCGCCCTAATCGACATACCTGATGCTATTAGCATGACGAGCTTTTCTTGCTGCACAGTGAGTTGTCCATGAGCCAGGCCCATGTACGGCATATATGACTGAAACTCTGTATGCGTGAGGTCAATGTCCGAGCTAATGGACTCTATGCCTTCCTCCAGAAGTTCCGCTTTTGATTTCATACCGTAAGTCGTCGTCCAACCAAACAAACATAGGTGCGCGTTCACCCAGGCTAGCCACATTAAGCTCCTGTATAAACGCCCACAGTGAGAGCTCTGCACCACGGCTCTCTAATAGTTCTTCAACGCGTGCGGCGTCGTACACAAGTACTTCTTGGCCGCTCTCTCTTAGTCCGATTCCAATCAAGGCTTCGAGAAGCCCGTCTATCGCATAAGCTTCAGTGTAGTCGGACATAACTATATATTACCTGTACTAATACTTACTCGCAAGCGTAGTCGTGAATAGTCTTTACCCACCACCAAAACATGTCTGTCGATAATGTGTGCCGCATAATGTTGATGCGGTACGCGACAAGACGCACATTCATTTGTGAATATCCCTGATCGTTGTTTATTCGGTCGATTGAGGCATTAAATTCTTTAGCGCCAGAACCATCCAGATGATGCGTAAGGGTAACCCCCGATATCGCGCAGCGACCTTTCTGCTTGTTCCAGATGTCAATTACGTCTTCTGGCGTCAGCGACCAGTCATGTGTCTTCTGTCTGTTGTACTTGAGCTTTGAAACCAGTTGCCGCAGGTAGGCTTCGGGAGACCCGTCCATAACCATGTGACGTTTACGTGATTTATGTTTCATGCGGCATGGTTCGCATTGCTTGCGCCATTTGCCGCTCGGGTATTGCTCAAACTGATCTAGTAATAGCTCGGTGTTGCAAAGCGTACACGTCTGTGAATCCACAGGCTGTTTCTCCCCCGCTGCATAAACCGAAGATAAGCCCTTGAAATTATTTTGCAAAAATTTTTTTTGAAAAGTATTTCCGCACCGCTGACGCACTGTCTCCCTGCCGGATAGTCACGCGCCCCCTTCCCCCTTTTTCCGACTTGGAACCTTGTTTCGAGTCATTACGCATGAACCTTGTCCGTCAGTAACCCCATCAACCGCTCGTTCCTCGCGCTTGCCCATACATGTTTGTGAGCAATGACGCTCGCTTACTTGGAGATACACCATGAACCAGTTTGACCTTCCGTTCGACCTGTACGAAGACCCAACCATCGAGCTCAACTTCGAGACCGATATCGCTGTCTGTTACACCATCGAGGGACACGACACACTCTTCAATACCCGCGAAGACGCAGAACAAACCCGCGACTTCCTATGCATGACCTACGGCAACCAAGACGGCTGGCCTATCAGCACCGTTGAATTCGAATACACCCGATAAGGAGCCCATCATGCACTCATACTTCAAGCAACAAAAAGCCTACGCCGACGCCTTCAACGACTTCCTCAACGAGCAGAACGCTACCCCCGAGCAACGCCGTGAAGCCTACGCACGCATGTTCAAGATCGGACTCAAGAACGACACCGACCGAGTAATCAACGCCGTCAAGGAAAACCCCGGCAAGTTACTCACCGCCTTCATCGCTGGCGCAATCACCTTCTAACCAACGGGGGCTCAGTCCCCCACCTTCTTTGGAGATCATCATGAAATCACTTATCAAAATAGCTCTTGGCGTCCTATCCGTTTACATCCTTAGCATCGCCTACGCCGCATCAACCCAATCCGTAGTCCAACCTAACAGTATCCCCGACGACTACATCTGCATCAAAGACACCATGCCGGACTCTTACTTCTGCCTACCCGCATCAAAAGGCCCAGCCCCTTGGTATCTCGACACGGAGCATGCCTCATGAGCAAACTACTTATCGCAATTATCGCCGCCCTGTGGTTATTCACGGGCTTCTTCTTCTACTCAGCATGGATTGCCATCTGGGGTGACGACCTCGGTTCCCAAGCAGTCTTCACTCTTCTTTGGGGTAGCGCCTTACTAGCCTTCATCGAACCTGAACCATCAACCATGGAGCATGACTCATGAACATCAAACCAGTTATCAACACCGCTAAGCTCTTCGCCCGTGAAGCATGGACCTTCGCTAAGGAGAATCCGGGGGAGCTGTTGCTCTCCTTTATCACCGTCGCCGCCTTCGATATCGCTGAGTCACTCGACGGCATCGAGGAAATGGACGGATACCTATTCATCGACCAGGAGCCGGGGGCGTAGTCCCCCTTTACCGTCCGACAGGCGGGGCTCTGCGTGCCATTCATGCACCATGACCCATGAAACATGGTCGGTTTTTCCGTGGCACATGGAGCCTGTCCGTGCCGCGTGGGGTGTGTGACATGTGTGTCAGGTGTGTGACACCCTTGTGTGCCAACCTTCTTAATCGCTAACCCATTGATACACATACACTTTCTCAAAATGTGTGTCATGTGTGTCGGGGTTACGCGATTTTTGTTTCACATAGACACGTTTTTGTTTTTTCTTATTTTTAATTTTCCCCTTATGAACAAAACCTTAAAAAGCTGACACACATGGTAATAGCAAGCAATAGCCTCAAATTTGCTGTCACACAACCTGTCACACACCTGTCACACATTGGCCATTTCTGACACACAAGACCCTATTATTTGTAGGGTTATTACCATTTTGTCCTATTTTTGTCCATGAACCATGCATCAGGAGACATGAACCATGAACGATCTCATAAATGAAATAGACCAGTTGTGCCGCATGCACACTCAAGCATGTAACGAGGACGACTGGCTCAAAGCACAGCGTAGTGATGACGAACTAGCGTCTGCGTTCCAGGCTCTAGGCAAGTACATCTACTACAACCAGTTCCACAACCCCCAACAAGAGGCATAAACCATGTACCACGTTTATTGGGTCCACGATCAAGATCTTCATGTAACCAAACGAGACACTCTGAAGGAGGCAGAGTGGGATCTCATGGTCCACAAAGAGCTCTATGGCAACAAGGCATGGATCTCAAAAGAGGTAGATGTAACCACCACGGCTACTCGTTCCTCGCAGCCGACCATGACGTTTAGTGAAGTAGTTGGCGTTTAGTACTACATCGTCTGTTGCTTCGAAATCAAATATTAGCTGTACTAACATTAATCAACGTAAGGAATACGCACATGAACCTAGCACAATCTTTCATCCCCGGCGCTCTCCAAATGCTTTGCACTGGCAAGTCCGGCACCTACACCACCAACCTGTCCAACTACATCGCAGGCTTCACCGACGCTGATACTCCAATCGACGTGGCATACGCCAAAGCCGCATTCGAGTGCAACGGCGAGCGCGAGTCAGCTCCGTTCCCAACCTTCGGTGTTCTGGGTCACATGCAGACACTGATGGATCGCATCATGTGGAACGCACGCAAGCTTGACATCGCATTCCAGCGAGCCGAGCAACAGGAGTTAGAGTCAGGTGGCATCTACGGCCTCGACCTTGCACAGACTGCAATGGATGAAGTCAACGTCCACGACATCGCCCGCGACCGCATCAAGGACGCTGTTCAGTCTGACTACGAGCTGTTGTTCACCACGCAGACTCTGATCATGGCTGAGCTTGGCATCGACGGCGAGACATTCGACATCGATCTGCTGTTCTTCAACCCGTCTACCTACGACGAGCAGTCAGATTCGTGGGTCAAGCCGTCACCAGCTTCCAGCTACGACGAAGCCTTCCGCATCATGCAGGAGACAGTCGACGAGCTCAAAGCTAAGGAGACCAAGACGGCTCTCGCAGGCTTCATGGCCAACCGAGCGGCGGCACTTGAAGCACGACTCGCCGCATAAGCGTTACTCCACCCCGGTGCCACTCGTTGGCATCGGGTTTTTTTTTTCAGGCCACCAGGGGATCAGCGTGCCATGAACCATGTATCACCAATCGAAATCATGTTGTCTGCAGTCGAGGCCAACGACCGTGTCTTCTGGTTCACAAGTGAGGAACAAGCGCGTCAGTTCTGCCGAGACCGATGGGATAAAGAGACTGACGGCGTGCCCTTCATCAAGCACTACACAGTCCGCAGCCAGGAGGAGCTGGTTGCTTTGCTTAACGAACGTGCCAGCTAGCCCACCACTACGCATAAACCATGGAGCATGAAGCATGAATTACTACCGGTTTCACGGCCAATTTATTACCGACAAATTCATAGACGTGATTGCTGACAACTATGACGAAGCGTTTCGTATTGCTGAAAAACACATGCACGAAGCCGTAGACGAACTATTGATATCAGATCGCGGATTAGATTTTTACAGTCCAGATATCACTGTTACTAACACAGAAGACAACAAACAACCCAGCACCGAATACCCTATCAAAGTTGTATCTGACTGGGCTTTTACTTCAGAGGATTATCCAGCATGAGCGATGAAAACCATTACAAACACGTTTACGTCAAGGTCGGTTTGATCGTGCCTGACAACGATCTCGCCATTGACTACGCCACTGATTACATCGGTGAAATAGTCAGCGAAGAACACTGGCAGCTCACAGACTCTGTTTACAACCAGCTTGAAATACGCGACGCCTTCGATAAGACCTTCTTAGACGTGCCCGCATTTGTTTACGACTTTTTGGAAGACGAAACAGCACCATGAGCCAAGAAGACTTTCCATACAACGAGATCCGTGCGGAGGGCGGTGATCTGTTCACAACCATCCATGCCGCAAGAGAAGCAGGCTTTGATGATAACCAGATCTGGTCCGTCGTCGACGCTGACTCAGATGACCCTGCTGTACACAGCACTTGGGTGTATGGCCCGCCCCGCCACTACGTGAACCTGCTCGGTTATGTATGTACCCGAGAAAGACACGACGACAACACTTACTACGAGGAGGTGTTTTACCGTGACTGAAAATGACTTAAATGTGTTCCAGGCCCACAACATCGTGCACCAAGCACTCAACGCTGCTGATGTGCCCGATGACGTAATTAACGCCTGGTTTTTAATCTCAGACACACTGTTCCCACATGGGTATAAAGGGTATGACGATGACTTTGTCATAACCTTTGAGCCAGATGCCATCGTGTATGACGTAATGGAAGAAGCTCAAAATACTAAACCTGTGCTTACTATCGTTCCAGAGGTCAAATAATGGACCTGCAAGAGCGGATATTGCACAACAGTCTTTACTTAAGTGGCGACGAATTTGATGTCACCGCACTAGCTCAGCGCCTTGGTACATCCCAACGGAAAATACACGACGCATGTGTACAGTTATGCGACACACGGCGCTTAATCAAACATCAACACCCAAGCAAAGCCATAAAATACTCGAGACCCGTCTTCAATAAATGGCTTTGTGAACCATGGATCAAGTACCGCCCACCATGTCCCACGCCTGAAGAACTAACACCAAGTACTGCATTCATCTACGGAGGACCTATACATGACTGACAACCTCAAGCACGACCCATGGACCAAGCTAACAGACATGGCGGCAGCACATGTAGAAGTGTGCATTCGAAGTGAAAACCGCAAGGCTGTTGAAAAGTTCATTAACGATCTGTGCAACAACACCAAGCAGAAGCGAGATGTCCTGGTGGACTTTCTCTGCACTAAACCAATAAAGGAGTGACTTATGATATTAGCTGGACTAATCGCAGCAGCAGGATTGCTGTTCCTTCTCTTCAAATTCGGCATGCGCCGCGTCATTAACTACGACATCTACGTGGATCTGTTTGTCACCACCCTGCTTATGTTCCTACTTGCGGGCACATTCAGCGGCATGATGGCAGCACTCTTCGCTGGCTTGGTTGTGTCTGTCTTGCTGTTTCTCATGAAGCGCACCATGCGTCATGAGTCATTCGGCATGATCAAGACCGACAAGTTTCCGTACCGCAAGCTAGGTTGGCGCGTGCATGAGCCACAAGGCGTGGCGTCGTGACTAACGACATTGCCAAACAACTGCTCCAACAAATCAAAGAAATCAACGAGGCATATGCTATGCACTTAGATCTATCCGAAGGTCGCATGCCGTGCTCCATCACGGACGACCCACTTAATGACTACTCTCACTGGCACGACAAGACCGGCCCGTATGCGGAGCGTGAAGAGGAAGATTGCTTCGACGCTTACCGCGAGCAACGTGAGCGTAGCCAACGCCCAGAGCATGACCCTAACGAACCTAACAACTACGAGAGCAAAAGCCATGGCTATTGATAACGATACATACAACGAAATATCTAGCAAGCTTGTTTCTGCCATCGACCAAATTTGGAAAGAGCGCAACGCAGAAGACATAGGCCCGGTAATCGCATCTGCGTTTTGTCGCATGGGGGCATCCATGTTCTTTTACTGCAGCGAAGACAAGACCGCAGCAGCAATTGCTACGCTCGAAGCTACAGCAGCTGGTATCGAAGAAGCCATGAGACACAAAGAAGCAGACATGCATCAAGCAGCATCTGCCACGTTGCAATGAGCGAACAGTACTGGGCGCTGCTGTTAGTCGTGCTTATCTACTTTTCACTTCTAATTTACGAAGGAGTCGAACATGTCTTCAGTTGATCTCCAGTCTCACGCTTGCAGACAAGACCCAGATGTCGACTACAGCTGGGAAAAATACGACGCCCGTGGCATTTACCTGTGCCGTGTCTGCGAAAAGTGCGAAGAAGCAAAGCTGTCAATGTACCGACAGGACGTTCTTACTAACTCTAATTACGAGGCCGATGAGCCTATCGAGGAAACCTACTAATGGGTCACCCATATCACTATACCGTCAGATGCGAATGGTGCGAAGGCGTTGTTGACGACAACGGTTCTGACTACCGAAACGATGATGATGGTCATATTTACCACTTTGATTGCTTCTCAGAAATGGAAGCAGAACTGCGTGCCGAGCAATACGCAAAGCATGCACCAGACAACATGGAGGTCGCATGAATGATTACATCGTTACTTGGCGAATTGAGCTTACAGCAAATTCAAAACAAGAAGCTGCTGAATTAGCACGAGAAATCCAGCTAGACCCAAACAGCAAAGCACTTGTTTTTGAGGTTGCAGAAGATATTGATCTGGAGGTCGCATGATCAAAACCCGACAAGAAGCAATCCTCTGGTGTTTAAAACATCTCCAACATCACTTACTTCATACAGCCACGGACCATGAACCACGCCCTTTTATTCAGGTAGATCCTGCCGAGCTCACGCAGCTTCTGTCTTACCTATCAACCGAGCAATTCTCAAGAGGAGACACCTATGAGAACAATTCGCCCAGCTGATCTTGCTAAGCAAGCAGAGAAAGCTGCCAAGTCAGGCCAAGGCATCATGATCTGGGGTGCGCCAGGAATCGGTAAATCCGAGATCGTGTATCAACTTGGTGACACGCTCAACGCAAAAGTCTTTGAGATCCGTGCCAACCTGTTCGACCCAGTCGACGTTCGCGGTGGTCTCAAAGTCGTTGAGCAAATGGACGGCACATACCGCACTCGGTACGGCGTGCCCGAAGATTACCCAGACACAAACTACCAAGGCACTGTCTTGTTGTTTATCGACGACCTCACCCATGCACCAAAAGCAACACAGAATGCGCTGCTGCAACTGTTGTTGTGTCGCCGCATTGGTACATACGAACTGCCACCCAACACAATCATCGTAGCAGCAGGTAACCGCAGCTTTGACCGTGCTGGTGCAGTAGAGATGACAACTGCAGTTAAGAGCAGATTCCGTCACTACGTCATGGAAGCGCACATTGACGACTTCTGTGCTCATGCACACAGAGTTGCTATGGACCCATCAATCCCTGCGTTCCTACGTTACAGACCCAATCTGCTCCACGACATCGACGCTGCTGCTTACGCGTTTCCTACTCCGCGTACCTGGTCTTTTGTCAATGATGCACTGCCATTCATGGATGATGATGGTTTCTATGACATTGCGTCATGTGTAGGTGACGGTGCTGCAGGCGAGTATCTGTCATTCCGCAAGATCTACCACGAGCTGCCCGACATTGATCAGATCGTTCGCAGCCCTGGCAGCGTCCGCGTACCTGATTCACCAAGCACGCTGTACGCCGTCGCAGGTGCTTTGTCAGCTCGGGCAAACCAGCAAGACATCAAGCCGATCATGACCTACCTGCGTCGTCTGCCTGCTGAGTATCAAGTAGTTGCAGTCAAAGACATCCTGGGTAAAGACCGGTCGCTTGCTGTCGAACCATCAGTACAGCAATACATAACAGACAACGCATCAGTAATCTTCTAAGGAGATAAACATGGCATCAGTAAGACTTGGTAGAGATACACGTAGACAAATTCATAGAGCTGCTATGAAAGCCTACGACATTGCAGTAACCGAGCCTAAACTTGACAACGACACTATTGAAACTGTGTGGCGAGGCGTTATTGAACACCCATCCCACATAGCTTTTTCTAATTTTGTTACTGCACACCGTGCAGAGTTTAATGACCTCTGTGAAACTAATTTTACACCACGCAAATCAGACATAGTGACTCTTCGTTGGGGCGAACGCCAATCCGAAGAATTTGATCTTCCAACAGAAAGGGAATCATGGCTTAGGCGTGGTTATTACAATCACGAAGTCTTTATCAAAGACTTGCATCTATCCGAAGTTGATCGTCTTCTTATTACAGACAAAATCACAGACCTAGCAGAGCGTCGTAAACAAGCCCGAGACAACAGGCACAACTACGACAAGCAAGTTACTGCATTGTTAGAAAGTTGTAATACGCTCAAGCAGTTACTTGACGCGCAACCGTCAATGAAAGAGTTTGTGCCTGACGAAATGCTTCGTGAGCTGCACAAGAAAGTCACTCGCGAATCACAAGCTCGCGAGCGTCGTGAGATCGCACAAGTTGACGGCGATCTCATTAACCGAGTTGTACTCACATCCAAACTGGTAGCTTAACCATGGACCATGAATCATCAACCATGCGACGTGTTACATCGGCACGTTCGCAGCTTATTCTTAATGAGCCATTCTTTGGTGTATTAAGTCTCAAGCTCAAAGTACGTGAGCGTAATGACATTGATACCGCCAGCACTGATGGTACTCATTTAGATTTCAACGCCAAGTTTTTAAACAAGCTGACAGACATGGAGTTGCAGGGCCTTATTGCACATGAGGTCATGCACTGTGTCAGTCATCACATGACACGGCGGCAAGAACGTGAGCCCATGCAGTGGAACATTGCATGTGACCACGCTATCAACCTGTTTCTTTTGGACACAGGATTCATCCTGCCTGACGGTGGCGTGCACGATGAACAGTATCGTGACATGACAGCCGAAGCCATATACGAACACCTCGACGAGAACTCCCAGTCCTGTCCATGGGGTCTCGTCATGGACGCGGGTGAAGGCGCTATTGACGCAGATTCCAGCTCAGGACTCGAAGTATCGTGGGATCTGGCTGTGCAACAAGCAGCCGAAGTAGCCAAAGCAGCAGGCAAGTTACCCGGAGGTATAGATCGCCTCATCGACCACCTGCAAAAAGCTCAAATCGACTTCCGTCAACACCTGTGGCCATTCTTTACAGGCAACAGTAAGAACGACTTCACCTGGCGTCGGCCCCACCGTGCATACATCAGTGAAGACGAGTACTTTCCAAGCATGTACGACGAGGCTCCTGGCACATATGTTGTTGCTATGGACACATCGGGATCTACAAGCGACATGATTCACAAATTCCTTTCTGAGATTTGTGCTATCCACGAGGAGCTAAGACCCGAACGTATGGTCTTCATTCAATGTGACACACAAGTCGATGAGGCACGCATTGTTGATGTAACCAGCGATGAAGAGCTGACCAGCGACATCCTCAATGTAGGCGGCGGAGGTGGCACACTGTTCCAGCCCATATTTGACTGGGTTGATGAAAACGACGTTGACCCCGAAGGAATGGTCTTTTTCACTGACTTGTGCCCGGCTGACGATTACCCCTTTGAGCCAAACTACCCTGTGCTGTGGGTGTCCACCGAAGCTGATCAAGAAGCTCCGTGGGGGAAAACCACTTATTTGTTGCACTAAAACATTAGTAATACTAATATCAAAGACCGCCCAGTAAATGACTTGCAAGCACGATGCTAAACATAAACTTCAAAGAAGCACTCATCACCGTCATCGAGATCAACAAAAAACACATATCGCCGCTGGACTGGGCACGCGTTTCACCAAACTTTCCTTACGGAAAGACAGCGTGGGTTGAGGTGCCTACAGAAGATGTTGATGCACTGGGGGAGCTTGTAAAAGAAGGCGCGTCATTTGCTTACGCGTCACTTTTACAAAGCTGTGATCGCAACGATATCAAGTGGATTCATTTTTCAGATGATTATCCACTGATTAAAGGGCTAAAGGTTTTTGAGAATGAGTGGGCCAAAGAGCCAACCAATTAAGCAAAACATTCTGGACCGTATTCGCATAGAACAAGAAACAAAAGAGTTCTTGGAGCGAGGCGGAAAAATACAACAGCTTCCAAAACACGCAAGCGCGTGGGACGAAGACGCGGTGGAATTTATACCCCGTAAGAAAATGCGAGGACGCAAACGTGAGCAAGACGCTCCTGACATTGGACTTTGAAACATATTACGACACCAGACTATCTCTCCAAAAAATAACCACTATGGAATATGTCCGCGACCCCCAGTTCAAAGTCTGGGGAGTGGGCTTACAAGTTGACGACGACAAACCATACTGGGTAGGAGAAGACGAAGTCGAATCTGCGCTCGCAGAATTTGACTGGGATAACACACACTTAGTGTGTCATAACACACCGTTTGACGGTTTTGTGCTGACCCAACACTACGGGCTTAAACCAGCGTATTACTACGACACTGCGGCTATGGCACGGGGGTGGTGGCCTGGAATGTCAGCATCGCTTCGAGCTACCAGCGAACGCTGTTTCCCCACCGACGAGTCGATGCGTAAAGGCGACGAGTTAATCAACGCCAAAGGCATATACGACTTACCCCCTGACATCGAAAAGCAAATAGCTGGCTACTGCATCCAAGACGTAGCGCTTACTTACGCTATATTTAAACAACTATACGAAGCCTACCCGCAAAGCGAGCTGGATCTTATCGATCTAACTACCCGCATGTTTTGTGAACCTGTCTTGCAAATCGATCGGGAACGGTTAACCACGTACCATGAATCAGAGCTCATGGCTGGCGAAGAAGCAATCAAGAACAGCGGATTGTCCAGGGAAGTGCTTGCTTCAAACCAAAAGTTTGCAGCAGCTATTGAAGAGCTGGGTATCACCGTGCCAACTAAAGTCAGCCCAAACACAGGGCTTTCTATACCAGCGTTCGGCAAGAACGACGCGGGCTGGAAGCAGCTGTGCAACATGTACCCTGAGCATCAGCACATCTGGGATGGTCGTACAGCAGTAAAATCCCGTATCAATGAGACACGCGCATCCAGGTTCCTGGCTGCAGCTCACCCCATTACTAACGAACTTCCTGCCCCTCTGCGGTATTACGCCGCTCACACAGGTCGTTTTGGAGGCACAGATAAGCTTAACCTGCAAAACCTCCCCCGTGGCAGCGAACTGCGTAAGTGCTTAATCGCACCAGAAGACAAACTTGTTTACGTGGCTGACCTTAGTAACATCGAAGCCCGCATGCTGGCATGGCTTGCCGGTGAAGACAGCTTATTAGCCCAATTTGCCAGTGGTGAAGACATTTACAGCAACTTCGCATCCACTGTCTATAACAAGCCAATCAATAAAAACGACCACCCGACAGAGCGTTTTGTTGGCAAGACCGCTATTCTCGGTCTTGGCTATGGCATGGGCGCTGCAAAATTCCAAGCAACACTTGCGTCCGGGGCAGCAGGCCCTTCGCTTAATTTTAGCGATTCACAGGCGGCGTCAGTAGTAGGTAAATATCGTCAGACATATAGCCGTATCCCGATACTGTGGAAACGCTTAGAGAACTACTTGACCCTATCTTTGTATGAACAAACAGCGCTCCCTTACTCCGTACTTATATTCGATAGAGGGGAAATCAGGTTGCCAAATAAAATGTCGCTTAAATACAAAGACTTGCGAGTTCACAATGGACAGCTTCAGTACATTGGGCGTAATGGCATGGAAAAAACATACGGCGGAAGGCTGACAGAAAACGTCGTACAAGCTCTGTCCCGTATTGTTATTACAGATGCTATGCTACGCCTGCAAAACAAAATACCAGATGGCACTGTTGCACTTACAGTGCATGACGAAGTGGTAATAATTGCCCCAAGTCAAAACCCTGATGCTACAATGGAGCTTGTCATTGACACTCTGTGCAGGCCACCTCCCTGGGCACCGGATTTGCCCTTAGACGCAGAAGGGGGGTACGCACATAACTACAGTAAGTGATATGTCGCGACTCGTATTGACAAGGAAAGTCAACGAAAAGATCACCATACGAAAAGATGGCGAAGAAGTTGCGACCGTGACAGTTGGCCGGATTGATCGCAATCAGGTCAGAATCGTTTTCGAAGCAGATCCAGAAGTAGAAATTACTCGCCACTCGCGAGATAAAAAATCTGCCGATCAATATTAGCAGGACTAATTTATGAGAGTTACATTTCTGGGGGCCTCAAACGGTCGTAATCTCAGTAAACACCACGACGGCGAAAATAACTTCACACCATATCCACACGTTAAAAAAGTCACATCATACGAACACGACATCAGCAATATCGCAGAACTCTATGACACAGTTGTAGAACATGCAGCTTTAGGCCACTGTCTCCTTAAAGGCAACCTCAAGCGCCCTCTTATAGAAGAAAGTCGAGCAGGCACAACTGACCGAGCGCAGCCAACTAATTTGCTTGTTCTTGACTTTGACGGCATATCTTTGCCTGGGCACAACTTTGCTCCTTACTGGAACATCGACAGTAAAAAGTTCAAAGACATCGCCGAAGCCCTGCTACGGTGTATGCCCAGCGAGCTGCAAAATGTAAGCTACATCGCACAAGCGTCATCCAGTATAGGGTTCAAAGACAATGCCATAAGCATGCACATATTCATGCTTTTAGATGTTCCCCTTCCTGCAAAGACAGTCAAGCTGTGGCTACAGCATATTAACTACACAAATGACTTGTTTAAAAACCAGCTTGAGCTGAGCGTAAACGGGCAGTCATTAAAGTATCCGCTGGACATAAGCGTTGCAGATGCAAGTAAACTGATATTTATAGCACCCCCAACTTTTGCAGACCCAAGCAAAGATCCTTTTGCGTCAGCAGATGACCGAATTGTGTTAGTGGATAAGCAGAAGCCTCGGCTGCAGCTAGCTAACCTTGTTGCAAATCTCAGCCCGCAACAGGTTTATGAAAACAGCCAAACAATAAAAAATAAGCTTCGAGAAAGCAGCGGTCTCCGCAAGATTGCAGAAAAGATCAAGGTAATGGACATCGACAAGCAGCCTCATGAAGTGCTGCTAAATCCAGATCGCATGTCAATAGTAATTGCCGACACTACTAACTCGCCCTTTATCCGATGCAATATCAACGGCGGAGACAGCAACGCCTACTGGTTTAACCTTGAAAACCCAACGTACATGCACAACTTCAAGGGTGAGCCAATCTTCCTAATTGAGCAGGCAGACAGCGACTTCTATAAGTCAATTTTTGATCTCTTTGATGAGGAGATGAAGAAAGAAGGAAAAGCAGATTACCCGGTCGTGTTTCGTGACTTCAACACTGACACCTATTGGAACGGGATATACAACCCAAACATCAGCGAATTTGAAACGCTTAAACCAACCTCCCGTCAGTCAATAGAAGACTTTATGCGCTCGCATGGTCGCCCAGCACCTGACTTTGTGCCAGATGCTGACATGTCGTTTGACCCGACTAACACAGGGCCTACTGTAGATCTGACTTCAGTGCCCTACCGTGTCAACACGTTCAAACGCACCATGTACATGAATAACGCAATCAAACCAGCTGAAGCTCTGGAACTAGGCTATGTCTCAAAAATCCAAGACAAATGCCCTACTATCTATAAGCTAATGAAACACATATTAGGTGATGGGCAGCAAGAAATAGAACGCTTCTTTAATTGGCTGGCTTACATTTATCAGACGAAAGAAAAGGCAAAAACCGCATGGGTACTAAGCGGCGTCCCAGGGACCGGTAAAGGTGTCTTTGCTTACCAAGTACTTCGCCCTTTATTTAGCGAAGAACAGGCACCAGTAAAGACTCTTGAGAACCTTGAAGAGCAATTCAACTCATATCTTCAGCAAGCGCTTGTTTGCGTTGTTGATGAATTTCACATGGCAAGTAGTGCTGCTACACAGAAAGTCGCTAACAAGCTCAAAAACCAGATAACTGAACCAAGCGTTACTATCCGCAAAATGCGAAGCAATCAAATAGAAGTTCCTAACTATACAAGCTTTATTTTCTTGACCAACCACGTAGACGCAATTCGCATCGAGCCGGGTGATCGGCGTTACAACATCGCCCCCCGCCAAGAACAAAAGCTTTTGGATAAGCATCCAGAAATAGCATCGGAGTTCCCGCTCATCGCAAAAGAATTGCTTCATTTTGCTGGAGCACTAGAAACATTTAAATACAACGAGTCGTTGGTTCGCATGCCTGTGGATAACGACGCTAAACGCCTAATGAAAACAGCGTCTCTCAGTGTATTTGAAGAATTCTGCTCCAGCCTCAAAGAAGGTGCTTTGGACTGGTTTAACGACGTTCTTGATATCCGAATCACTAATGTCATGAACTCCGGTGAAATCGATGCAGCACAACGCTTTGTAAAAAGCTGGGTAGCAGATGCTCACGCAGATAGATACAGCGTCATACCTACTGACGCACTGCGTGTCGTATATAATGTACTGACAGAAGCCAGACCCCCATTATCACCAATTGACTTTAAAAAGCGTCTAAATCGCAACAACATAGAGATAGTAAGGAAGCGGGCCGCTGACGCAGGCCGAGATGCAAATGCCATTCGAGGCGTTTATGTCAAATGGCGTACTGATGACCTATCGTTACAATCGGTCATCAAAACTTATTTTACAAATGAAGACGCTGCCCTCTTGCGAACTTCCAGTAATTAGCTACACTAATGTCTGACATTACGTCGGACCCCAATATGACTGTTGCACTTACGCAGGACTCTCGCCCTGACGCAGAAAAAATCACAGCTGCTCCTACCGAACTAGGGCCAATAATTGCTTGGTCTTATTCTGCTCTCAAAGTATTCGAAGAATGCCCTTATCGCTCTTATATACAACGTGTCAAAAAAGTACCCGAGCCAAGCAGTCCAGCCGCAGATCGTGGTACGCAAATTCACCAAGAAGCTGAAGACTACGTTAAAGGCGAACTTGGTGAATTACCCGACAGCCTCAAAAAATTTGAAGATGCTTTTGATGAACTGCGGCACTTGTACGCAGAAGCACAAGTCGAACTCGAAGGTGAATGGGGCTTTACTAAAGAATGGGAAATATGCGGCTGGATGGAAGGTCGCACATGGGCTCGCATCAAACTCGACGCTTTAGTGCATCAAGACGAACAAAGCGCACGAGTCATCGACTATAAAACTGGCAAAAAATTTGGCAACGAAATCAGCCATTCGCAGCAGGCCCTTCTCTATGCCATAGCAACATTTTTGCGATATCCAGATCTTGAGTTTGTCCAGACTGAGCTGTGGTACTTGGATAAAAACGAGACAACTAAACGCTCCTACACGCGAGCAGAAGCCATGGAATTCTTCCCGGCTTTTAACGCACGCGCCGTCAAGATGACAACTGAAACGGAGTTTAATCCAACACCATCAAAAAACTCATGTCGATGGTGTTCATATCGCCAAGGTGACGACCCTCAATGCCAATGGGGTGTTAGCTAACAAGGGAGGTTAGCCATGAAACACAAAATGTTAGCAGCTATTAGCTGCATTCTTGTACTAAGCGGATGTGCTTCTAGCTCATCTCAATACTACGAAGCAGTACAAAAAGCAGCAGAAGCTAATGCTGTAGCCTCCCAAGCAAAGTTTGAAGCTCTTTCAAAAATTGCAGCAGCGGGTGACGGTCAAGCGGCAAGTGCAGCAGTAATGGCCTTAGCTCTGACCCAAACCCCCACGGTTCAGCCAGTCCCTCAGCAATCTCAAGCTCTACAATGGGCGTCCATTCTAGCAACGCCAGTTACCAGCTTGGGCATGATGTGGATGCAGGCCGACTCCGCTAAAACCATGGCTAGGTATAACGCTGACGTAGATCTAGCCCGCATCTCTGCAGATGCCACGACTCAACAGGCAATGTATGGCTCGTTCGTCGATATGGGCCAGATCGCGGGCAACGTCGATTACACCCCATTCGTAGACGGGATGGTTGCTCTTGGCACCACCGGCATGGACAACCTCACCAATCTTGGTACTGCAGGATTTGACGCGAATACCGCTATTGCGACAGTTGGCCTAAACAGTACAACTCAACTTGGCGTCACAGGAATGGATAACCTAACCAACCTCGGAGCCGCTGGATTCACCTCACTAGTAGATCTTGGCAATGCGGGCCTCGACGCGACTGTCACAATGGGCACAGCTGGACTAGACACTGCCAGCACCCTTGGACTTGCGGGAATGAGCGGTATTACCGAGGTCAGCTTAGCAGGCTACGAAAACATGCTAAACATGGACGCTGCAAACAACAACTTGTTCAGCACTGTCTGGTCTGATTACCAATCAGCAATCGCAGAAATTATGGCCAACGTACCACAGGTTTCGTGTACTTCAACAGTTAACGCAGACGGGTCCGTAAGCATTAACTGCGCTCCGTAAGGGGGCTCCAATCCCAATGCTTCATTGGGACACTCCTATTGACCTCGCTTATGCGGGGTCTTTTTTTATGCGAGGTCGTTATGAAACACATACTACAAACAATTCAATACCTGGTAGCTGCTGCAGCGTTGTTTATGCTGTTTTACTTCAGCTACTTAATAGCCGTCAGCCTAGGCGCAGTCATGCTTCCGGTATTCGGTCTGCTTGCTGTTGTCGTTGTCTTATATGCAAAGCTTGACCATAACAAACAGGGGGACCAATGATTTGGCTGTCAAGACTAATAACCGCAATAGAAGTACTGCTCCTGCTAAGAGCAATACAAAGGAAAAGAGCGAAGGACACGGACTCCTCAACAGTAAAGGACGTATCTCCGGATGTTTCTACGTGCGAGATGACGGAACCCACATCGAATTTGAACTCGCAACAGACCCGCCAGAAGCCGCCTTTTGGTCAACATACCGACTAAAGCCAAGCCACATTAAAGTCGTAGGCAAATACGATCGTTCAGAAAAAGCGGCTCTTGCACGGGAAATATGCAATAGCATCGTGGAGCATGAAAAACCTCCACCTAAACCAAAATCAAAGAAGGTAAGGAGACGACCATGATGGCGATCCAGCTTATTGCCCTGCTGTACTTATTACAGGACAAAGAATTTAACGCTCGGGTATTGAACTGTTCTGATGACTGTATTAGTGTGACTAATACGTAACTGCGTCAGGAGGACAAATGCGGATCAAAGTCGAGATCTCCCTCGATGACTACGAATGGGATGGCCGCACTCTCCTATTAAAACTCGTTCCTTCTGAGTACACCGAAGAAGACGAGGACCCTGACCCTGAAGAAATCATTATTGAAGAACCTGAAATCAAGCTAAAAGTTATTGGCCAAAAATCATGAGACATGAAAAATGCAAAAACCCTTTGAGCACCAAGCAACAACAACTCAGTTCATACTCGATAACCCCCGAGTTCTCATCACAAGCGATCCCGGCACAGGCAAAACACGTTCTGTACTCGACGCTTACGCCCAACGGCGTGAAGGTAAGCTTCTCGTCCTTGCCCCACTCAGCATCCTCGCTGCCAGTTGGGGAGACGACTGCGCCAAATTCCAACCAGGACTGAAATACGCTGTTGCATACGCACGTAATCGTGCCGAGGCATTCAAAGCAGACGTAGATATTGTCATCACAAATCATGACGCCGTTAAATGGCTAATGAAAAACAAACAGTATCTGAACGGCTTCGACACATTGTGCATCGACGAGTTTACTGCGTTCAAAAATAAAGACAGCCAACGTAGTAAAGCTGCTGCCCGCCTTGCGGAGCACTTTGAATATCGCATCGCTATGTCGGGCACCCCAAACAGCAACACAATTTTAGACATCTGGCACCCGGCGTTGCTTGTTGACGATGGTGAGCGGCTAGGCAAACGCTTCTACGGATTCCGTGGCGCTGTATGCACACCTCAATTCAATGGCTTTGCAAATGTATGGGTAGACAAGCCAGAAGCTCAAGAAATAATCGCTGCTGCTATAAAAGATATTAACGTGCGTTACACGCTTGAAGACTGCCTAGATATGCCGGAGCAGTCAGTCAACACCATGTACGTCGACCTGCCACCTAAAATCCTGCAGCAATACAACACCCTGGCGGAAGATTCCGTGCTGTATACCGGTAAGGGCACTATCAACGCTATCCACGCAGGTGCTAAGGTCAAAAAGCTCCTACAGCTGTGTACCGGCGCTGTGTATGATGACCATGGATCATCGCTCATGGTTCATGATGCACGATACGAGCTTGTTATGGACCTTATACAAGCACGCGACCACAGCCTGGTGGCATTCAACTGGCGTCATGAACGCGAAAAACTAACCGAGCTTTCTCAAAAAGCCGATATCAAATACGACTTTATCGACGGCAGTACCCCCGCCAAAAAACGCAAGGACATCGTTGACCGCATGCAAGCAGGTCAGCTCCAGGTTGTCTTTGCACATCCACAATCTGCTGGCCACGGACTCACTCTTACTCGTGCCACATCTGTTATCTGGGCATCACCCACGTACAACGCTGAGCACTATCAGCAGTTCAACCGTCGTATCTACCGTGCTGGTCAAACTAAAAAGACCGAGGTAATACAGATCGCTGCTCGCGACACCTGGGAACCTGATGTCTACGAAAAGCTTCAAGACAAACTTGGACGAATGGAAGACTTATTAAACGTACTAAACAAACTAAACCAACTGAGGAAAACAGCATGAACTTAGGTGAACTCATCGACGCACGCGTCAAAAACAAACAACAAATTGACCAGCTAAATTCAGAACTCAAAGAGCTTAACAAAGAGAAGCAAGATCTCGACTGGCAATGCATCCGTAACTTGGATGAACAAGGCTCTACAAAGGGTGGTAACTCTGCAGCAAACATTTCTGTTACCGAAGATACTGTGCCCGAAGTCTATGACTGGGAACAATTCTTCGAATGGCTCAGCGAAACCAGCAACTTTGAAGTATTACAACGTCGGCTGTCTAGTACCGCATGCAAAGAACTGTGGGCTATGGGCGTTGACATCCCTGGAGTAAAACAGCGAGAACTTCGCAAACTATCAATCCGTTTAATCTAACCTTGAGGTATTAGCATGACTAATTTAGCAATCAAACTTGACGACAAAGTACCAGCACACATCAAACTGGATGGCATTGGTCGTGGCAACGAAAACGTAGGGCAAAACATTGTTGTCCCCCGGATCAAGTTGCTGCAAAAAATGTCGAACGAAGTCGACAAACACCACAAAGAGCACATTGCAGGTGCTGATGTTGGTGACTTTATCAACACTCTGACTAAACAAGTCATGTCAGAGATCTACTGCTTATCTCTTACTTTCAAAGTTGAGTGGGCCGTATGGCGCAACATGGAGGTAGGCGGCGGTTACGGTGGCAGCTTTGACAACGAGCAAGCAGCCAAAGAGTGTGTCTCCTCCCAAGAAGTTCCCGAAGAGTGGGACATCAAAGAGAACCACGCGCATCTGCTGTTGATCAAGAACCCCGAAACTGGGGAACTTGACACCACTCCAGTCATATTCGACTTCACGGGCTCAAAGCTAGCAACATCAAGGGCTTGGAATAGCAAGATCGCGCTTCAGGGCGGAGATCGATTTGCTTCTTTGTGGAAGATTTCTTCCAAATCAGTCGAAAGCAAGAGCGGGTTCAGTTACATGAATATCGACCTTGACCTTCAAGGCTGGGCTCAGAAAGAAGACTACGAGGTAGCAGAAGCTCTATATGAGCAGTACAACACCTCTACCTTCGCATAAGGATGCATGAACGAGCACGGTTTTATTAAAGCCGTGCATCGGCATCTCTCACCTGAAGTGTATCGCTGGAAAATCCACGATACCTATACCGGCGGCGTCCCTGACGCTTTTTATATGGGACCCGCTGGTTCCCTTTGGGTTGAGTACAAATATGTCACATTGCCCAAAAGAAGCACTACGGTTGTCACCTTTGGCTTATCACAATTACAGATAGCCTGGTTGACAAAAGCCCAAATGTGCGGACAATTAGCTGTGGTAATTGTCGGTTATGAGCGGTCAGCAGTGGTTGTGACAGATCCCCAGCTTTTTAAAGGCATGACAAAAACTCAGCTTCAAGATGAAGCGCTTTCCTTTCAATTAACTGCTAATTGGATAGAGAGTCACGTAATATCAAGAGGATATACCCGTGGCAACAAAAAACTTACCAATTGCAGTTCGTAACCTTCGAAAAATATGGGACACCAAAAAAGACAAATTCGAAGTCACGCAAGTACAAGCAGCCAAAAAACTAGGCTGGACCCAAGGCGCGTTTAGTCAATACCTAAATAATCTTACAGAGCTACATGCTGACGCCGTCGCTAAGCTCGCTAACTTTTTAGAAGTTGATCCCCACGAAATTGATCCAAACTATAATCCCGTAGAAGCAGAGCGGTTCCGCGTGCCTGTTACTTGGGTACATGGCGGAACTTTACGTATCAGCGAAGAAGCACAATATCGGCGACGCGTTATTGGATCTGTATTTGACGAACAATACCAAGCCGTATGCGGCGTCAGACTCGAAAAAGACTTACCGCCGATCGGCTATGCGGGCCAACTAATACTATGCTACGACTTAATAAAATGCCCTAAACCAAAACTTAGAACAGGTAGTCGTACTCCCCAGTGGCTAATAATCAAAAAGAAAAAAAGCAACTGTTTAGAAGTCGTTGAATGGGGCGATAAAACACCCAAAAATCAACTAGATACAAAACTACTCCCAATCGTCTCATATTTAATTAACTAGTCTTGCATTAGCAAAAATTTTTGGTAATGTTTGCATATTAGCCTTTCTAATAGATCTACATGAGGTAGCAATGTCAGACGCAGTTCAGCGCCCTCCCCACTACAACAACGGCAGCATCGAGTGCATCACTGCAATCGAGGCGTCTATGTCTTTTGCTGAGTGGCAGGGCTATCTAAAAGGCAACTGCATGAAGTACCTATGGCGTTACCAATACAAAGGTAAACCTCTTGAAGATTTACAAAAGGCTAAGTGGTACTTAGAAAAACTAATAAACGCCCAGGAGGAAGAAGATGGGTTTTAACACAATAGAAAACTGGCTAAATGGGTCAGGCGATTCAGGATATCCAATAAACGTCGGATTTTACACCCAAAACCACGGACCTTGGTTTATAGAAATTCGTGGAGGTAAATACTAATGGAACAGCTTTTAGTACAGAAATACGGTCCACTCATGGACCTGCCAGAAGTAGCTGAGCTGTTTAAGCTTGAGCCTAAATCAATTTACCAACAAATTTATCGGGGCAAACTTGATGTGCCGCACATCAAGCACGGGAAAAAATACTTATTCCCTACACCCGAAGTAGCTAGTTACTTGGAATCCAAAATTACTAACTACCCACCGTCTGCTCTTTAGCAGCCAGCACCTCACCAGGCTTTAACTGTGTGTAGCGCTTTAAGGTGTCCCAAGACTTGTGCCCGGACACCAGCGCTACTTGCTCTATAGACAGACCACTCTCAAACAACCGACTACAAGCTTCATGTCGAAGGTCATGAAAATGCAAATCCCCGCAGCCCGCCAGCTGTGCTACATCCGCAAACTTATCTGACACAGCACCAGCAGTAGCCACCTGGCAAAAGACTCTTCCCCGCTGCTTGCTGCATAACCATAAACCATGAAGCAAGGACCATGTCTCGTGGAACATGGGGATTGTTTCATCGTTGCCCTCCTTCTCGTGAGGATCTTTGCGATCTCGGATAGTTAATGTGCGATTCTCAAAGTCCACGTCTTCCCACGTCTGCCGATGAATCTCCCCCAGACGCATAGCGTTGTGGACGGCAATAACAATGAAGTGTGAGATCCAGTGCCCTTTGGCTGCTTCCATAAGTTTTTCGTACTCACCAGAGGCAAGCCTCCGTGCACGCTTGCGACTAGGACCCACCAACTTCATCTTAGCGAGGGCGTAGCGCGCGTCTCTCACGGGGTTTG